CCACCAAAATATCCGCTTACTGCAATTCCGGTATTACCGAGGTTGTTTAAACCTAGTACATCTGTACCAAATATGTCTTTCTTTAATGAACGTCCCATTTGTTTCTCCTAGTGATTTTTTAAATCATACGCGGCGGGTTCCGCATAAGTCCGATTTTACGGCTCTTACTTTATGATACTTTATTTATCCGCGACTCAGCATTGACATTAACTCTAGTTTTTCAACTGTGGCTAATGTTCTGTTTATAGAATCTATTTCTAGTTGTGCTTTTTCTAAGTAACTTCTATTATGTGTTTGTCTATGCAAGACCATAATTTTACTGTGCTGCTGTATGTGTCTGTCTATAATTTTTTCTATTTGTTGTACATCGTGAACAAACATAGGAAATCGTTTTCGCCAAACTAAAAATTGATTTCTCAGTTGTGTAAAATCTTTATCACTTTTTATTTGCATCAGATATTTAAGTCAAACAAAAAGGCTCCGAAGAGCCTTTTTGAACTTTGTTGTAAAAGTCAGCAATTAAGCAAACTTAACATTACCGCTAGTGATAGCAACGTTAGCCAAATAATCAGCTGCGTTACCTAGAGATGATGCTGTGTTAGTCAATTCAACATAACCATAACGTGTCATGAATGATACGACTGGTTCGAATGTTGATGGATCAAGTACAACTCCACTGCTCATCAATGGAATGTATGGGCAGTAGAAAGCGGCTGCATCAGATTCAGAAGAACCTTTGTAACCAATTAGTACTGGAGCACTGTCAGCGGCATAACCGTTAACATAGATCTTCATAGCACTGTTCAATGTACCAACAAACTTGGTGTTTGTAGGAGCTTCGAATGTACCTTCTGTTGTACGAGCAAATGCGCTTGTAGTAGCAGACTGAAGAATTGTCAATGCAAATGGACTAACAACTGCAAAGTTACCTGCGCCACGACGTGTACGCTGTGCAATGATGTTGCTAGCACGGTTAATTTGAACAGCTAAAGCAGCGTGTTCGTCACCAACGAATGTAGCAGTACCACTAACAGTAGCCTGGTCGTAGGTTAGTACGGCTGTGCCAGATAGTGTTGTCAAGCTACGTAGAACTTCTTGATCGATCTCAGCTGTGATCTCTTGTGCAAGAGCAGCCATGATTTCTGCTTCGATGTCAATGCCTTGTTGGGCTTGTGCATCTTGAGCAGCTTCAAACGTCCAGCGAGCTGATAACTTACGTGTCTTAGCTTCAACTGTTTGTTTCAAGATCTGAATGCTCATTCTGTTACCAGCTGCACCTTCTTTGGCTGCTGTTGCATCAGCTCTGCCATTTGTGTTACCAGAATATCCTTCTGCAACCTTAAATGGTGATAGAGCTTCTTCACCAGCACTTGCACTGTCACCAGTACTGCCTGTGTAGTTGTCTGCGTAACGAACACGTAGAGTGTGGATTTGACCCACTGGGCCAGTCATAGGCTGGACACCTACCAACTCGTTAGCAATAACTGTTGGCATTACACGTCTAATGACGGGTAGAATAACACGGTTAAGTGTTGCGATATTGCCGGCGGATGTGGCTCCAGCAGTGGCACTCTCTGCCAAATACTTGCGGGTATTTTCTAGAGTAGTTGCCATTACTGAACGCTTGTTACCTTGAAGACCTTCTAAAAGAGCTTCTTTGGTTTCCGACCAGCGTGACTCGAGTAATTGTGACATTATAGTTCTCCTTAAACTTTTAGTCCCGCAAGCCTGCGGATGTCAATGATTTCAGCAGTTTTATCGTCGCTGCTGATTGATTGTGCCTGTTTATTGCCTGTGATTTCTTTTGATTCTGTAAGTGCTTTTTTAACTGGTACTCCACCATCCATTACAGCTGGTAAGTATTTGTCAAAGGCTACATGTAGTCTGTCAGTTTGAATAGATTCAAGTAATTGTTTCATTACTTGTTTTTTATCTCCTGCTAATGGATTTAGCAATTCGCTCATTGTTTCTTTGCGAGTGGCTTGATCTTTAGCAATGCGTAATTCTGTTTCACGACTTTCAACTAATTTCTGTGTATCTGCAACAATCTTTGCTGCTTCTTCAAGTTCTTGCTCTTTTACAGCAAATGCTTTTAGAAGTTTAGCGGTTTCTGATTTCTCATTAAGATGGCTGGCAGCATATTCGCTGGCAAAACTTTCAAAAATTCTGCGACCAAAATCATTTCTACGAGCAGCTTCAATGTCTTCACGCAATTGATTCATTTCAGATTTAAGTCCTTTAGAGACTGTTTCTTCAATGATTTTTGCAGAACGAGCAACAAAATCTTTCTTGATAGCTTCAAATTTAGCCTTGCTTTCGCGAACCAATTTTACTTTGGTTTCAGCTAAATCTTTCTTATCTGCGTGGAATTCTGCGATTTCTTTCGCTAGGGCATCCACAATAAAGGATTCTAGTTGTGTTACATTGTGTGCTACACGTTGGCGATCTTCATGCAATTCAGCCAACTCTTTACGCAGATTGTTCATGACAAATGATTCCATTGCGGTAGAATCTTGTGTCATTTTTTCTGCATAACGTGCTCTGGCATCAATTAGTCCTTGACGGTCTTCGGCTAGCTCGCCTAGTTCCGCTTGTAGGCGGTCCGTTAGCATAGCTTCTACAGCTTCAACCATAGCAGACTTGTCGTGTTCGTACTTTTGTGCGAACTCTTCACGAAGTGTTGCGGTGACGTGGTCACGGTTTTCTTGAATTCTGCTTTGCCAAGCAGTTTCAATTTCCGATTTTATTTCTTCGGAAATCACATTGTTTTCAAACAATTGTTTTACGATGTCTAGCATGTGATTCTCCTACTGTTATTTGAGACCTCTGATGATTTTCACCAGATTCTCTGCTAGGTACTTTTGTGCCTTGGGGTCGCCTTGAACTTCTTTTGCCATTGTAAATGCCTTATATCCACCTGTTGTATTCATCAAGTGTTCGTATACTGGAGTTGGGTAAGCTCCCGGGGCGCTGGGTTGTGCCACAATGTCTACAGTGATTATTTCAAATCCCTGAACATTACCACTACCATCTACCTCGCCTGAGCCTCTGCTCGATACACCCAACTTGACTCCCGACTCCAACATGGTCTGTACTAGATTACCCATTGGAGTGGGAATTATTTTTAGTTTTCCGTAGCCGTTAGGACCATCCATCCACATCTTGGTAATCATATGACTAACACGATCTAGATTGATTTTTAAATCCTGCGGGTGATCTAACTCTCCGCAAACAGAGTATCCACCGGAGATCTGTTCGTTGAGCGTCTTGACAGCCTTGCCAATCTCTTGAGAAGAATAAATTCGCTGATTCTGATTACGTATATCTCCTTGAATGCAGATACCGTTCAGATGCAGCGATTTTTTATCGCCCTCACCTTCGCTCTCCAAGACAATCTTTGCCTGGTCAAAACTCAATTGTTCACTGAGGGTAGTTTTCACCGTTGTGTCCTATTATCTACGGCCACGGAAAAGACTTGCTTTATCAACTGAACCGGAAGAACCACCTGCTCCGCTGAATTTGCCTTCAGCTTCGCCTTTCTTCTCTGCACCATGACCTGGCTCTTTCTTACTGAAAGCACCACCTGCCTTGCCGCCTGGAACGTTGATATTGCCTGCGTTATCTTCTTTTGGATTGCCTTTGAATAGGCTTGATCCCTTTAAATGTCCTTGATTTGCATAGGTTGCCGCATCTTCTTTGCTTTGTGCAATGTTAGAAGCTGTTCCGCCCATATCGTTTTTACCTGCTACAATACTTTTTGTGTTAGCAGGACCTGCAGATCCGCCTGTACCAGAGAATGTGCCTTCTGCACCACCTTTCTTCTCTGCACCATGACCGCCTGCAACTTTTTCTACATACTCACGCACTGTGGCTAGATCGAAATCGTCTTTCATTTCGTCTGGTGGACCCATGTCATCACCCATGTCATCACCATTCATTGCGTCAAATTTGGCCTGTAGTTCATCTACAATAGCATCTAGATCTTGGAACAACTCTTCTGGGGCTTTGTCCCCCATTTCATCGTCCATTTCTCCATCTAGTTCGCCTTCTAGGTCATCACCCATATCTGGTGTGTCATCCATTTCGTCATCAGCTTCGATGGCAATATCTTCAAAGCCTTCTTCCATTTCTTCGTCTTCGTCATCTACGGCTTCGTCGACTTTGTCTTCGTCTTCTTCATCCACAGCTTCGTCGACTTCTTCTTCGTCTTCGGCGGCGGCTTCGTCTAATTCTGCATCGATGAGATTTTCATAGATCTCACGAGATTTCGCAACTACGTACTCGTGGAATAATTCTTCTGCTTTAGCTTGATCGTCGTTGACCAGGCTTTCGAGCATCTGCTCTAGTTTACTTTTATCTGACATGTTTATTCTCCTTAAAGATGATTTGGCTGTCGTGCTTTATTTACTACAGTTGTAATAAAACTGTGTTAAATGGTAGTTTTTTGATTGATTTAGTTATTGTAAATAACTTCTGGGTAATTTAATTTAAACTCGTGATAGTTGATATGTTTGAGATTGGGATGCTGATACCCCAATTGATCAGGCACAAATGCACCATCTTCAATAACTCTAACAAACTTGATTTGTCTAAATTCTTTGATAACTTTTTCAGTTTGACTCAACCAGTTGCCGTGGAATGTAGGAGCATCTGTGCTTTTCTTGTAGTTGAATGTGTCTGCATACACATTATTAAATTTTCCAGCAGCTCCTTGATAATCAAACCCTAATATATAGATAGTTTGATAGGTGTGTGTGCTAGCAAACCATAATGCAGTGGGACCACTGCTCCAACCTTTGTGCGGGCTAAAAAAATTGATATTTGCTTTTGATGTTATGCCTTTGTTGGAATTGGTCCATACTTGGTGTGTTCTGTGATAACCTGAAGCTATGATTTCATTCACCATTTTGACATCAACTGCCACTAGATAATCTGGGGCAAATTCGCGATACAAGGCGTTGCAACCGTATACGGTACCGCGTTCTTGAAAGTTTCTAGGATCTACGTTTAGTCTGCTTTTGCCGTTGCCTAGTACAAAAGCTACATCATTCCGCTGGTTGCGCGGCTTCAACTGGTGTTCCATACATTTGTCTTATGAATTCTTGTTCTGATTGTTCTTCAAATTCGTGTGCTTCACTTTGTTGACGCAGTTGATTTATTTGTCTAAGTGTTAGTCGAATTTTTCTGGTATCGCTTTTTTTAACCACAGAAGAATCTCTGGAGCTGTCGTATCTACGATCAACTGCAAAATCATTGTTGTTGTCGTTGAAATATAAAAATTCTAATAGGAGCATATTGTATTTATATTTTAGACTGCTGTAGGTACGGCCTGCTCGTCGGGTGCTGCTGCCTGCTGTTCAGCTGCTGCAGCCATAGCTGGATCAGCTTCTTGATCTTGTGCTGTGGCTTCTGCTCCTAATGTGCCTGGTGTAATGCCTATGCTACGCATTTCACTACTAGCATCGGGAGCTGGTTTTAGATTACCGCCGTTTTCTTCTCTCCACATACGTTCGTTTTCTTTGATTTCTTCTTCTGATAGTCCCAAGAATCTTTTTAGAGCAAAACGCTTGCTGAGGTGCGGCATCTCTTGAACCTGCGAAAATATTGCTGCCCTAGTAGTGTCTAGTTCAGCTTGACGATAGGCTGCAAAATTCTGTGGCTCGTTGAATTTTAATTCAAATAAACTGGAATCAATGTTGATGCCATTGTTGTTCATCCAAAATTTAAATTCGACATCAAAAGTTTCTACTACCATGGCCTGTAGACGTTTGCAGTATTCATTGAATCTCAGTTCTTGAATGTATGCTGTACCTACTTTTCCATCTGCTAGGCTGTTTGGGGCTTCATCAACTGCTGTAGGCAAATATGCACTAGGAATTCGTAGAGCTCGAAACAATTTGTTAGTAAAATAACGCAGGTCAGTGATTTCACCTAGATTGGTACCACCCGGTAGTGTTTCTACTTTTGAACCACGACCTTCTGCTGTCTGCGGGAAAAAATAGTCTTCACTTGCACTAAGTGGATTATAACTGGCATCAACCATGTTTTGTCCACCGCCTGTACTACTAGGAATGCGTCTTTGCTGTATTTCGTTTTTGACACGTTCAACAAAGCTCATGGCCATGTGTGCCGGCATATTTCCAACGTCCACATAGAAAATACGTCTTTCTGGAGCACGTTGTATACGATAGATAATGATAGCATCTTCAAGCAATTCTTTCTGCTTGTAGACTTTGAACACTGATTCTAATAGACTATTACCAAAAGGATAGTTATTATCTAAGCCTTCACTGAGTGTGATGTGTACCACGTGTTTGGCATCTACTGTAACTTCATTAGTTTGATTGTGGAACCTAGTGCCTGGTGGTTGTGCGACTGAGCCAACCATACCACGACCTAATCCACCGCCACTGGAATAGCTGCTTGTACCGCTGGGCGCAGTGTTGGTTGTGTTGTGAGGAGTAGTTGCAATTAATTCTTTAAAATTAAAATTAATGTCTTTAATCACATACTGTTCAGGTATCTTGCCTTCACTTTCATTCACAATAATTTTTGTAACTTTGGCTGCATCTACAAACAACCATTTTTGTGTTTGCGGATCTCTAACGAAAAAACAATCTCCGTACTTGAATGTGTTCCGCACGATACGAAATATTCTTGTTTCAAATTGTTGTTGCTTTGTCCACTTTTGTAAGCTGTCTTTTAGTAATTTTACTTCAGTTGAGGTAGGTTTACCTTTGAAGTAAAAATGAAATGGTGTGGCATTTTCTTTGTCTTTTTGTGTGCAGAATTCTGCAAGTATGTCTAGCGCAGCATTGACTTCTGAATCCATGTCCATGGTGTCGTACTGCATATATCGTTCAACACGATTGGGACTTCCTGCATAAACATCTGGTAGAAAACTGGAGTAGTTTGCACGGGCTGGACCTGGTCGACCGCCGCCGATAGGACTCATAGATCCTGTTTGATTTTCTATTTTTACCGGTGTAAAGTACTTTTTCCAGCTCATTGTTCTTCCAAATTATACAGGTGATTTAAACATATCACCAAAACTAAATCCTTTTTGCACACGTAATTGATCACTGTTGATATTGGCCAATTGACCGTTAATAGATATTAGTTGATCCATCTTGTTATTTAACGAAGATAGCAGTGATACTGAATCTTCTTGACCAAGTGATTGTTTGCCAATATTACTAGCTTCTGTAGTAGAAGTAGATTCCTGTGTTGTCATCTGCAAATCTGTTTTTTGTTTGGAATTAGTTTCTAATCCCGAAACACTGCCAGCAACATTATCCATAACAGATTTATAGTCTGGCATACTAACTGAAGATTTACCACCTGCTGACACAGAATTTTGAATATCATTGAGATATGACGCAGGATCAAATCCAGCTTGCTGACTCAATTGATCTAGCACATTTTTTCCTAGATTGCTAAAAGTCACAGGAATTTTTTTACCGTCGGGCAACGGCACCACAGCTTCGGCACCATGTAATTCAGCATCAAATCCACTAGTTGGTCCCTTGACAATTCCTCCGTTTTTAGCAGAAGGTTTACCTGTATCCGGACTAGTTTCTTTTCCGCCTGCTCCAGCAACTTTTACAGATTTACCGGGCGCTGCTGGATTGTCAGGGGATCCACCTCGAGCTTCTTTAGCTTCTATGTGCCATGCTTCTGCACTTATAGGTCGAGCAAAACCAAATTTTTCAAATAGGCCTAGTCCTACTGCTTTGTTGGCATCTGCAGAATTTATGTCAAAAGCCAAACCAACTTCGTGCTTACTGCGTCCTGGAGGAGCTGCTCTTGGCGATCCATACTTTTTAAACAATTCTGCTTGTTCTTTAGAATCTCTATAGGCAGTATTGACCTGAATCTTTTGACCGGTGGTATTGAAATATTCCGATGCCATTCCGGCAAGACGCTTTTGAACTCCAGGTTCTAACCCTTGTAGATTTACTCCGGGCTGAAGTTTTAGATACTTTGATAGGTCGCCAACATCAGCCTGCATGCTATCTGGTGATGGTCCTGACGGTTGTTTGTCTCCTACAGCTGGTAATTTTGGACCACTGAGATCTCCACCGGCAGAGCCTCCCCCACCACCTCCACCACCTCCAGACGATGGTGCAGCGGCTCCGGCAGAGCCACCTCCACCGCCACCACCGCCACCACCACCCGAAGCTTTTCCAGCTCCTGCGCCACTTCCACCGCCACCACTACCTCCTGCGGTTCCGGGAGCCGATTTAAGTTTGCCAGCATTTTTATCAGCTTGTTCTTTTTCTTTCTTTGAAGTGTCTAGCCGTTTTTGTGCAGCATTTAAGGATTCTAGTGCTGATTTCTTTTCTTCATCAGTTTTAGCAGCTGCATATTTTTTCTCAGCTTCTTGAATTTCTGTTCTTGAAGAAGCTAATGCTTTTTCTTTTTCTTGTTGCTGTTGTGCCGCTTTAATATTGTTAGCAAAGAATCCGTTTTGTTGTTCGCTAAATGATTTTAGCATGGCCTGTGGGCCGGACATATCTACTTCTTTATCTTCTTTTTTAGCTTCAGCTGCTTTTTTTTCAGCTTCTGTTCTTTTGTCAATAGCCCCTAGTTCAATTTGCTCTTTGCGTTTTGATCTTGCCTCATCACGCTTTAATTTTTCATTTTCTCTAGCTTCTTGTTCTTTTTTATCTTTCTCTTGATTGGCTTTCATGCGATCGCCCATCTTGTTACTGAGCTGTTCTCTTTTATTACCTTCATCTTTTATCTGTTGATCAATTCCTTTAAGGGCTTCTTCAAAGTCTCCTCGCATTCCAGGAATTTTATTCAACAAGCTAAAAAGTCCACTTTGGAATTGCAAGAACACTGTTTTAAGTAAACTGCCAACAAAACTTGCAGCATCGCTTATCACAGTGAGGTCAACTCCAAATTTCTTAGCAGTTATAATTAACGCTGCAACTGCTGCTGCTACCGCTACAAAAGGCCAAACTACTGCCAGTATAGGAGCCACAGTGGCCCATACTGCTGATGCCATTGCAAACAGCGAGAGCCCAGCAGCGGCAGATGCTACAGCTTTAGCGTTGTCAGCTATTGCACTGGCCCAGGCAGAAGCAGTAGCCACTACTTTGGCGGCAGTTAGACCAACAACAGCACCTACCAAAATAGCCAACATAGGTTCTAGATTGTTGTCAATAAAATCACTAACCATATAAAGAGCAGGTTCAAGTACTCCGGTTATAACATTACCTGCACCTTGCATTATGGGACTTAATACACTGCCAACTATATTGCCTAATCGTTGTAGTATTGGAAGAACTCCGTCTTGTATCCAATAGCCCAACACTTGAATTGCTGGTACTAGTGTACCTGTAATAAATGGTGTTACAGATTTTAACACACCTGCAAACACATTAAACACAGGTACTGCTACAGCCATGACAAAAGTACCTAGTGTTTCAAAAGCACTCATCATAACATCAATTAGGCCACTGTTGGCCAAGAAGTTGGTAAATGCGTTGCTGAATTCAGCTAGTTTCCGTTTAGATTTTTCTAATGCTTCTGCCTGATTGGCTTTGTTTGCCACTTCGGTTTGTTCTTCTGTAGCTTGAGCTAATCCATTAATCTTTTGTCTTGCTAACTCAGCACCACCGGCGTAGGTGTCTCCCATTTCTTTGTTGAACTGTCCAACACTTTTTAGAGTCTTATTACGTTCTCTTGCTTCTTCAATGGCCGAGTTTCTGGTGGTATTCATGGCCTCTTTGTTAATTTGGCCGCCCGCCTGCAATGTGCGTCCGTGTGCCTGCATCTGGCTGGCCAATTTGGGATACATGGCTGCCATTTTTACGCCTTCTTCAGAAGTAATGGTGCCGGTGGCCAACATATCTTTAATGGCGCTTTGTTGTGCTTTGGGGAAACTCTGTATGTAAGTCAACATATCTGATCGTTGCTTTTCATCTAGATGTTGCATAGCAGCTTCTACCTGTGCATCTTTGGCCAATTTTTCTCTTTCTTTGGCCAGGTCCTCTCTATTTTGTCCTGTAATCTTGGACAGTCCATCTAGCTCTTTCATGTAGGTGGCAGCACCCTGTGCCAGTTGAGTAGTACTGGCACCTTGTAGTCTGCCGCTAGATCCCATTGTAGCTAGGTAGCCAGCCATTCCTTTGTTGATACCTTCAGTGGAATATCCCAATCGCAACAGTTCATCACCTAGGCCACTCTGTTTCATTTTTTTGCCAAGGTCAGCAAATCTTTTAGCTCCATCTTCTGTAGTTCCACCTAGTTCGGCCATGGCCTGGCCGTTGCTAGATACAATCTTAGCAAATTGGTCTACGGTCAATCCTGCACCGGAAGCAGCATTGGTCATTGCAGTCATACTGCCACCAAATGTGGCACCAACGCCGGCTAACGCCTGAAAAGACCCCAATTGTTTTTCAGCGGCTGCGGCCACTGCACCAAACACTCCAGCAAGTAATCCACCAACTACTGGTATTGCATTCATTGTTTCTGCAGCAGCACTAAGGCTGTTGCCTACACCAGCAAATCGATTTATTAAATTAGTTGCACTACCGGCAAGTCCTAAAAAACTACCAGTAACTTCACCTGCCCTAGTGGTCATTATATCAAACCCACGAGCAGCTACACCTGTGGCTACTCCCAGTGTATATAGACCCTTACTGCTTTTTCCTGTTTGTTGTGTCTGTTGCTGTTGAGCTTTATTTGAGGCAGCAGATGCTCCTGGTGCACCTCCTGGTGCTCCCCCAGGTGTCTTTCCAGGTGCCTTTCCAGGTGGTTGTTTGCCTTGAGCTGATTTCAATTGCTTCTGGATGCCCTGCATCACTTTCAACAATTCTTCTAAAGTATGTTCTGATGCGGCATTTTCAGCAAGTATTTTGCCAATGCCAGGGATGTCAATTTCTACTTTTTGAGCCATTTATTTTTTCCGGAAAAACTGCGTATATAAATAAGATACCGTTAATAGTATTTATTGGAGATCAAATCTATGGAAAACAACCAGCCCCCACAGCCCAAGAAGACCCTGTTGTCCAATTGGTACAGACAGCCTAAAATCTATATTAGGTTGCCTTCTAAGGGAGAATACTATGCCAAAGATGCTTTGGACGTAAGCATCACAGGCGACTATGCTGTGTATTCAATGACTGCTAAAGATGAACTGATGTTTAAAACTCCAGATGCATTGTTGAACGGACAAAGCACTGTAGAAGTGGTCAAAAGTTGTATTCCTGCAATTCAAGATCCGTGGAAAATGCCCAGCATCGATGTTGATGCGGCATTGGTGGCTGTGCGTATTGCAACCTACGGTGAAAAAATGGAAGTCAGTACAAATTGTCCTAACTGTAATGCAGAAAATGATTATGAAATCAATCTCAACACGTGGTTGGAAAAATTAAATCAATTTCAGTTTGATCCCAAGGTTGTTATAGATCCATTAACTGTTTATGTTAGACCATATACCTATCTAGAGATGACACAGACTAGTCTTAAGAGTTTAGAACAGCAGCGTATCTTTGGAGTGATCAACGACGAATCACTTAGCGACGAAGAAAAATTAGATAAGTTTGGCAAAAGTTTTAGCAAACTCACACAACTAACAGTTGATGTAATTGCTCAATGTGTAGCACAGATAGAAACTCCAGATGGTGTTGAAACAGATGAAACTGAAATAAAAAACTTTATTCACAATTCACCCAAAGAAATTTTTAATGCCATTGCAGATCATGTTCAGGCATTAAAAAGCAAGATTGATATTCCTGCTCAAGAAGTCAAGTGTACTAGTTGTGAAACAGAATTTCTGATGCCAGTGACAATGGATCAATCAAATTTTTTCGCGGTAAGATCTTAAAACTTTCCGTACCGGAGATCTTACTAGAAGCCGAAAAGATGGAAAAAGAGGTACGGAAGATTAAGAAAGAAGCACTACAAATGGCTTGGTATATGCGTGGTATGAGCTATGCCGAAGCCATGAATCTCAGTTGGGATGAAAGAGAAATCATCGGTGAGATTATTAAAGACAATCTAGAAACTACAAAAAAAACAAACTTACCGTTTTTCTAAAACTTTACTACCATTGTAGTAGGTGTACGTCCGTCGATGTCCGTCGGCAATTTTTCAGTTTTATCTATTCCCTGTAATATAGCGTTATCCCAATCTGAGTCTCCGCTGGATCTAGTTAATTGTTTTTCAAGAATAGTACCATCGGGCTTAGATTTAATTCGAACTGTAACAGGTCCAGCACTTGGTTGTTCAGCAACATTAGACATAACGCTTGCCTTTATTTTTTCCGTGTAAGCACTAGACAGCGATGGCAATTTTAATTTTGTATCTGATGCTGGTTTTAATTTTGTATTTGGTGATACATCATCTTTGTTGTCGCCTTTAAACAATGTATCATAGGGATTGTCTAAACCTCTTTCCAATCCGGCTAAAAATCCATCTCGTCTAGGAGCCTCATTTATACCGGTTGATTTTTCTAAAATTAGTTCTCGAATTTTCATTTTACAATCTTTATTTTTTTCTAAAAAGACTGAATCCTTCGAGTACTAGACTACCAGTGTTTATTTTACCAGCTGTCTGTGCTTGTTTGGCCATTTGACCAAATGCTCCTGCACCTGCTGTTTTAGAAGAAGATGCTGCTGTGCGTTTAGCACGTTTAGCAATAGCGCCCGGTGTTTGACTTACTTGTCCTGCTACTTTACCACCTGTTTTCGTAGGTGCGGCAGGTGCTGCTGTTGGATCAGCCGATGGCGCTGCTGCTGGTTCTGCGGCAGGTGCTGCATTTGGATTTCCAGGTTTAGCTGTGTTTGTTTTGCTTACCGGTGCATTAGCCATAGTGTTTGGTGCTGCTCCTTTGGCTAGTTGTCCCGCCATAGCACCCATTGCTCCACCTGCTGCTGGCGCATCGGCTGCTGCTGGCGCTGCCATTGACTTTTGCAACAACTGTAGAATACGTTGCTTGCCTTTCTTATCTAGCTTATCAATATTTGCTTTCACTTGAGTGTACATTGTTTGACCAGCCTGTGCTTGATCTTGACCTGCAAGTGCTGCACCAGTTTTAGCAGCTGCAACTTTAGATGCACCTTGTAATGGTTTTGCGGCTGCTGTGCCTTTTGGTCCTGCCTTGTTGATATCTGTGGCACTAGGCGGTGTTGTTGCGCCTGCCGCTGGTGCTGCTGCTGGTGCTGCTCCGCCTGCTGCTGGTGCTTCGTCATCTGCTTCTGGATCAGTTACTGCTGATATTCCTCGAGATTGTCCAGCTTTAACACCTGCTAGAAATCCTTTGGGTTTAGCGGCAGGTGCTCCGCCTGCTGCTGGTGCTGGTGCTGGTGCTGCTCCCGCTGCTGGTGCTGCTGCCGGATCATCGCCAGCACCGCCTACAGTGGCTTTACCTGCTTGAAATCCTTTTTTCACTGCTGAACCAAGTCCTGCTACACCACCAGCTACTGCTCCAACACCTTTGGCCAACGTACCAACACCTTTACCTACAGCTGTCCCAATCTTATTTAAAAGAGGACCTTCATCAAGTTGATGTGATTCAATTAATATTTCTTGTATTCTCATATCATGCTTTTCCTAGTTGTTTGGTAAGATGTTGTATCATGCGTTGCCGATCTTTAGTATTTAACTGCATAATTGATTTTTTAATTTCTGCATAACCGCTAGTCGCAGCAGCCGGAGTTTCGGCTGAACTTGTGGTGTCTAGTTTCATATCAGTATAAACTTTGTTAACAATGTCATCTGATATTTCCATACTGGTTAAAAACTTTTTTAATTCTTCGGAATCTGTTGGTGAACCGTCTAGTTTCCATCCAGCCAATAATTTTTCATAGGTAACTTTGTTAGTGATGTTCTGTCCAACACGGCTAATACCTTTACCTACTGCTGCTGCACCTTTTTTAATCCAATCCATAGGACCTTCATTTAGCTGTTCCGTAGTTGAAATTTTCTTTAATAATAGATAAACCTGACCTTCGCTTAATGGGCGAGTCTGCACATAATAACTTTCTTTCTTTTCAGTTCCTGTTGAAGCAGCTACAGCACCTTGACTCATTGCTTGTCCTGCTTTGGCCATACCGTCGATCCAATTCATTAGACCGTCGTTAGCTAATTGATCAGACCTTGCTCCTGCTAGAATATCTTTCATAGCTGATTTGTAATCAGCTGATTGAATTTCTCTAGCTATTGTTCTTAGCGTATCGAATCCGCCTGCTTGGCCGTCTCTGATTGCCTGCATGGCTTGATTAATAGCTTCTTGATCTGAAGGAAATACTGTAACATTAAATCCCTGCACCATTTCTTCAGAACTTATTCCAGGAGCCGTTAGTGTTCTAGTGGCTCCGTAGGTAACTTTTGCTAATCCAGATTCTTCTGCTCCAGGAATAGGTATAGAGTCTGCCCTCATTCCACCTACAAACTTGCCAAGTACTTCAAATGCTTTGCCGGATAGATAACCCAGTGCTGCTGTCTTGATACCTTTACCAACTGCTGTGCTGAGTTTTTCACCTTTGATCAGTTCGGCGGCACCGCGTAGCACTTGACCGGCTATGGCACCACCAACCGGACCTCCTGCTAAGGAAGCAAGTGCAGTTAGCACACCAATAATTGCTGCACTCTTGCCTGGATTTTCTTTCATCCAAATGCCTAAATCCGAAATACCGTCTAGCAGTTTTGAATCAGGAAATTTTTTATTAATATCATTCTTGAGTTTTTCAAACTTTTGATCTGCCATTTTAACAGGAGTTGTATTCTGTAGCCACTTACCAACATTATTAATAGTATTGTTGACCTGTTTAACACCATCTACACCAAGTCCTGCAAGAGTTCTATTATCGCCGCCTGCAACAGCAGCTTGTTCAATATTTTTAAAGATTCCTTTAACTTGATCAGCTGTTAGACTTGCTTCAATTAAAGGCACAAATTCATTGTAGATACCTTCTACAATAATCCGTTGACTTTCAGTCAACCCGTCACAGCTTTCACGAAGTAATCTACGACCTTTGTGAATGTGGGATTCCATTAATGTTGCAATTCTCATTTTTATATCCAAGACTTAATTGTTATTTATTACAGCTATGAGCTAAAGCTCATATTCGTTTTCGCTTATCGCTCAACGAATTTTCTTTCTCTTAACATTGATTACATCAAGTGCGAAGCACTTTAAATATTATCTAGATTGTTCAGTCACACTTAGCCCTGACGGGCTAAAAATGAACATTATCTGAGTTGCACAATGTCACATAGCGTTACAGCATTACCAAGGCGGTCGTCCG